CTAGGAAGAACAACAACAACAGCTGGTAATTATAATCTACGAATTTCTACTGGAACAACTCATTATGCAAGTACACAACATTATCATGCAAGCGTTGCTAATAACTTTGCATCACTGTCTTGTAATGCAATTGTAACAGTAGCAACTACTACTACAATATATTTACAAGCTGCTGGTACTCTTACTAATGATGTTGCAAAAGCAACTACCCCTAACAATGCTTCTGGTGCTAACGCAACAGGATTAATAGGAATAAGGATAGCATAATGGCAAAGAAAACATACAAGTGCAATTGTGGAAAGACCACGACATGCACTGGCAAAGATGCTCAGAAAATGGTATACCCAAAGAAAGGAAAGAAATGAAGAAACCAATTAAGAAAGCAGTCAAGAAGGCTGCTGTAAAGAAAATGGCAGCTGAAAAAAAGATGGCTGCTAAAAAGAAGTCATATTAATTTAAAACCCTAACGAAAGATACACACTATGAATGAAGAGACTCCCGATATTATGGAACAATCCTTAGAGACTCCAGTAGTATCACAGGAACAATCTCTTACATCGACAGCAGAAGATGCTATTCTCTCCCGTGAGAAGGCTGCTTTTGACGCTTATGTAAGAAACCAAGGCATGGCAGTTCCTGAAAATTTCAAGGATGCTGGTGCTTGGTTTGAAAGCCTCAAGAATGCCCAAAAGGAATATACCAAGTCACGGCAAGAGGTAGCTGATCTGAAGAAGAAGTACGAGCAGACCCCCTCTACAGCAAACCCAGTCAAGCAGGAGGCTGCTCCTACCAAGGAAGAAATCCCTGTCGTACCAGAGGTACTGAAGATCCCAGAGAAGAAGGTAGAAGAGACACCCAAGGTTGAGCCACAGGTTGCAACTGAGGATGATTGGAAGCAGTGGACTGTTGAGTTCGCTACTAACAATGATCTCTCTCCTGAAACTCTGGACACAATTAAGAAGAAGACTAGCCTTCCTGAATCGGTCATCAATGAATATATGATTGGCCAGAAGGCAAAGCTTGAGATTGCTTACACCAAAGCAGCTGATCTCATCGGCGGTAAGGATCAACTTGCCAAGATGTTTGATTGGGCTAGTAAGAATCTAACTCAGGCTGAACAGAATTCTATTAATCAGAACCTCGCTTCTCCCGCTTGGGATATTGCTCTCTATGGCTTGCAAGCTAAGTATGCCAAGGCTACTGGCACAAGCAAGGCAGCAGAACCCAAGCAGACAGCAAAGGGTCAAGTACCCATTGCTAGCACTCAGCAGAGCATTACCGCTTACCAAACTAAGCGTGAATTCATGGCTGAGCGCAATGATAGACGGTTTGAAGTTAATCCTAAGTTCCGCGAATATGTTGAACAAAGGATGCTACGAACTGATTTTACAAAACTACCCAAATAATCCGCACCTGAGACAGCGGATTGACTGAGGACAGCCTATGGGCAAATCCCCCCGTGTGGTAATGGATGGCCCTTGGCTGAACTCACTCAAGCAAGTAGACTCCTTTAGGAACAATCGAACGATTGAGCTTTCTATTATTGTCTCAAATTTTAGTCTACTTATAAAAGGAATAAACACATGCCACTAACAGATCACTTAGCCGGAACCGATATGGTTTACCGCGCTTCAACCTCCGCTGGAACTTCTGGCGGTAATCTCGGTCATAACAAGCTCTGGCTCCCACTCTGGTCTGGCGAAGTAATCAACGCCTACGATCAGTACAACATGTTTGAGAACATGATCACCACCCGAACAATTTCTGGTGGTTTCTCTTACGAGTTCCCAATCACCGGAACCGTAGAACTCAAGGCTGCTTGGGAAGCTGGTGAAGAGCTTTCAGGTAAGGGTAACTCCAGCCGTACCTTCAAGGTAAACCTTGATGCTCGCCCAATGGCTGCTCACTTTGAGACTGACAACATTGACTTGCTCATCACTCAGTGGGATTACCGCTCTGAGCTAGCTCGTCAGTCTGGTCTAACTCTTGCTAACACCCGTGATCGTCAGCTTGCCGTAGCCCTACTCGCTGCTTGCGCTGTAGATCCAATTACTAACGATCCCCGTGGTTCTGCTTTTACAAGCAATGCTTTCCAAGCTCCAATTGATGTAGGTGCTGTTGCTCCTTCAGCCGCAACTGAAACAACCGCTCTCAAGGTTCTAGAAGGTATTGAAGATTATCTTGTCAAGTGTCAGGAAAACGATGTACAGGTTAACAATGTTCACTGCGTTGTTACTCCAAAGGTCTTCCAAGTAATCCGTGCTCTTGGTATTACTAAGTCAGCTGATACTACCACTGCCTTTACAAAGGTTCCAATGTTCACAGGAGCGCAGGAGTTTGGTGGTGCTGGTGCGCCCATTTCAATGGGCATGAACGCCATGACCGACAGCCTAGAGTACATGGGTGTAAAGATTGTTAAGAGCAACCACCTACCCAAGACAGACCTTGAAGGTGCTGCCATCGGTTCTGCTAAGTACAACCTAAAGTGCGATGGCGTTAACCTCCACGGCATTATCTTCCAGCCAGAAGCAGTTGCTGGTCTATCCCTACAGGGTATGAAGGTTGATACCGTTGCTGATGTTCGTCGTAACACTCAGTTCACCGTTGCAAGCATGCTCAAGGGTACTGGTCTAGTTCGCCCAGAGCTTTGCCGTGCTATCGTTGGTATTGATGGTTCTACAAGCCGCAGCGATCTACGCGCACTCTTGAACGGTGCTGCAAACAACCTCGCTAACGGCTTCGCCGCAGAGTACTTCTCTGTAGTCTAATGATTGATTCACACTCTACTTTCGGGTTTGTCTTTATAAACCGCGTTTGAAGAGGAGGTGATCATTATCTACCCCCGGCTCCCTTAAGTGGGAGCCGGGTGGTTTTTTTTGTTCTAACAACAAGGAGGCTATATGGGCTTAATTACTAAGTTACAAGCAATTAATCAAATGCTATTGGCTTCAGGCGAAAACCTTGTAGCCGACCTAGAAGGCGAATCAGGTATTGATACTGGAATTGCCAACACAATCCTAGAGCAGACTAGTCTTGACTACCAGTTAAGAGGTCTTGCTTCTAATAAGTTTATTAAAAAATATGAATTGACTGCTGATGGTACAATCGTATTTCCTACACCAGACAGCGATGAAGAAGGTATTCTAGCACTTGAGCTAGTTTCAAATCATCTTGCTGCGGATGGTATGACAATCATTAAAGCAAGAGGTTTATTTAATTCCTCTCCTGCTAGACTATGGAATATTACAGATAACACAGATATCTGGAAGCATCAGTCTGGTCCTTATTATATTGAATATACAATGAAACTCCCTTGGGAAAATCTGGAAACAACCGCACAGCGAGCTATTCTTGCCACCGCTATGCGCCATTACCAGAGCATTACCCAAGGTGACGAAGCAACTGATGCTTTCTTAGGTTATCAGGAACAACTGCATAGTATCAAAGGTAAAGCATCAGATGTAAATGATAAGAAGAAAAACATCTTTTCATCCTCAAGTATTCTAAGAGATGCAGCAATGCGCTCTCGTTACTTCAGTGATCCAAACAGATTTAGGTACTGGCGTACCGGAGGAATTTAATGGCTATACGAAGACGAGGACCACGGGCTGGATTAGTTACAACTACTATTCCAGTTTATACCTTAAACAGTGTAGGGCGACAGTCTCCAAATAGAAGACAACCTAATGAAGCACAGAACATTGATAATGCTCTGGTGTCTCTTGAACGAAACTTTGAGAAGCGACCCGGCTTTGAGATTGTTCCGCAGAAAACCGTGACTACGGCTTCTTCTTGGGATATTTCTTTAGATTCAATGCGGCTTGATTTATACGCATTAGCTGATGTCGATCCAACCCATGACTTATGGTTCTATTGGTATAGCATTAACGAAGACAATACCTTTTTAGTTGTAATTGATTTTGATGCTACTGTCGATGGTGATAAGTTATTCTATATCTTCCGTGTATACCCTACAGGATCTTGGGAAGACCTAACACCAGACACACAAACCAATGTAAGTGGTACAGTAAGTTCAATTACTAGAGCTTACATTACACACAATCCCAATAACAAGACAGCTAAAGAATCTCTTAAGGCTGTATCATTAGGATCAAGCGTTGTCATTCTAAACAAGAATGTACGAGCTGGCTTTAGTTCAGATATTGGTGGTAAGTTATTTGATCTCAATGGTGATGTCACAGTAACTGATGATATTGAGGGTCGTAAACTTACTTACTATACTGCATCTAAAGTTATGAGAGTATATGCTACTGGCGATGATGGCTTTCCACAAACTTCTGATGATATTTTATTAGGATGGAAACCAGCTGTCCATACAGGACAAAGCAGAACAGCAGGAACTGCTACTCATTTACATTTGTCTGATTCTTCATCTAATGTAGACGACGCTTATAATTGGTATGCAGTCACTGTTACAGCTGGTCCGGGTATAGGTCAGACAAGATGGATTAAAAACTATAATGGAGCTACCAAACAAGCTGATATTTATGGTGCTAATTTAAGCCCTCACACAACAAATGAATCTAGATTTTCAGTAGATCTAAGTGTACAGAATGTACAAGGAACGGCTACTGCTGGTACTTCTAGTTCAATTACTTTAGATTCTTTTGCTTCTACTACTGATGGTGCGTATATTGGCCAAACAATAACAATTACATCTGGTACAGGCTCTGGTCAAAGTAAAGTAATAACAGCTTATAATGGCACAACCAAAGTTGCTACTATTTCTGGCACTTGGACTGTAACACCAACTTCTTCTTCTGTTTATTCTATTGTAATACAGACTGCTAATTATATTTCAGTAGATGATTATTTTTATTTTGAATCAGATAAACAGTATCTTGGTCAAAAGGTAGACGATCTTTCTGATGTAAAACTACCACCAGAAGCAGATGACTGGTATAGCAATAATTCTAAGCTAACAACAACTACAGATACTAAAGCAAGAGAAATGCTTAGATCTCTGTACGACGCTGATACAGACTTAAACAATATTATTGACGGTCGTGGTAAAGTTTTCTTTATGGTTAATCCCTATTTAAACTCTACCTCTGGTTTCTATAGAGTTATTTCTTGGAATCCAACAGAACAGAAGTTTTACTATGATGCAACAGATCCGCTTAAAGGTATCTATAAGACAAGTGGAACAACAGGTATTATTGTACATACAACAGAAATCACAACCGATGGTCGCCCTTATCTGCAAAAGGTAAGAACACCAGACGAGCATTCTTACATTGATCCAAGACGAATGCCACAAAAGCTTGTGGTAACAATTAATGCTTCCAATGTAACTACATGGAACATGGAGCCAATCAAATGGACTGCTAGAACTAGTGGTGACAAGCGATCTAATCCCGGTCCAAGTATCTTCAAGACTGTTGATAGAAAGTCATTAAGACAGGTTCCTATTACAAGCATTGCAGTATTCAAAGATAGACTTTGGTTTGCTGCAGATGATGTTGTATTTTCATCACAAATGGGTGAATATGAAAACCTATTTTATGACGATCCTTCTAATATTGTAAGTACAGACCCTATTGATATTCGTGTCTCTTCAAATAACTATTGTGAAATCACAAGCATGACTCCGTTTGAAGATTATATGTTTATCAACACAAAGGCAAATACACAGTTCCAGTTAGCTGGTGCATCTGATGCTGAAATTTCACCAAGCAATGTCGCAGTAGCTCCAGTAACTTATTACTCTACTGCTCCTATTCTTGATCCTCAGTTCATTGGATCACGACTATATTTCTTTGACTCGCAGCGTCTGTTCCTGTTTACAGGCAAGGGAAACATGGGCTTTGCCTCGGCTGTCGAAGTATCCAGCCAAGCTGCTGGCTATCTTCCCCGAAAGTATCGTGCTGCAGCCACGGCTCCAGCTCAGGATACTTTGCTGGAGCCGTGG